TCTTTGCATCTTGTCTTTCCTTTTCTAACTCAACTTGCCTTTCGGCCAGTTCGGCGGCGGCGCGGCGTTCTTTTTCACGCGCGGCTGCCGCCTGTTTGTTGGCGGCTTCGGCCAGCGTCAGGTTGATTTTGGCCGCTTCATCCGCCCTGCCCTTCCGGTATTGCAGGGTGCGGTCGAGTTGCCATCCGCCGAACAACAGGCCGATTACTGCTAACGCGGCAAGAGGTTTCCAATATTTCGGTTCAACCATTGCGGAAAAACTCCTTCTGTTCATCTGCGCGGCGGTTGATCAAGCCCTGCACCACGCGCCCACCCGCTTTGTTCCATAAGGCAAACGCATTGCAGGCGGCCTGATAACGGCGTTCGTTCAACAGGCGGGCTACGGACGATTTGGCAAACGCGGCCACGCCGATGTTGTAGCACAGGCTCACGCAGGCATTAAACTGCGACTGTGTCAGTTCCGCGCGCACCGCCTGCCGTACGCCGTCCTCGTAGGTTTTGACTTGGTTGAGAAATTCGGCCTTGATTTCGGTTTCGGTCAGGGTGTCGCCCATCCGCACCTTCTGCCCCGCCTTTGCGCCCAGCGTGTAGCGGATGAAGCCGATGCCGATGGTGGGGATGCCCGCGCTGTCCGAATAGGCGCGGGTTTTCACGCCTTCCCATTTTTTAATCAGCGTGTAGCCCGCGTCATCCAGTTTCAGGTTTTCATTCATTTCTTTATCCTTTCATGAATGTTGTTTATAATGTTTCTACAATGTAACTACAAAAGGGGTTTAAAATGCTGCGTCTGCAAAAATGGGGCAACAGTGCCGCCGTCCGGCTGCCGTCCGCCATGCTCAAACAGCTTGATTTGAAAATCGGCGACGTTTTGGAAACCGAAATACGCAACGGCGAACTGGTTGTCCGCGCCGCCCGCCGATACCGCCTTGACGACCTGTTGGCGGAAATGGAGGCCGAACCGCCGCGCGTGGAAGGCTGGGAAGGAATGCCCGATGCCGGACGGGAGGGCGTTTGATGTATATTCCCGAACGCGGCGATATTTTCCATTTGGACTTCGACCCTGCGGCAGGTACGGAGATGAAGGGCGGGCATTTCGCGCTTGCCCTGTCGCCAAAATCTTTCAACCGCGCCACAGGCTTGGTCTTTTCCTGCCCGATTTCGCAGGGGACGGCCGCTGCCGCAAGAAGCAGCGGCATGATTTCGACGCTCTCGGGGGCGGGGACGGAAACGCAGGGCAACGTCCACTGCCACCAACTCAAATCTTTGGACTGGAAAATCCGACGGGCTTCCTTTCGGGAAAAAGTCCCCGATTTCGTGTTGGAAGACGTCTTGGCGCGTATCGGCGCGGTACTGCTCGACCCGTAAACCTTCCCGCCGAAAACCCGTCCCTACCAATCTTTCGCGTCCCGATGCCGCAGCCGCCATGTCTGCGCCATGAAGTAGGATGCGATGCCTACGTTTAAAAAAACCTCGTGTGGGTTGCGCGTCTGCCCCGACAGGTTGGATGCGGCCACGCCTATGGATGCGGCCAGCAGCAGGGCGTGTATCCATAACTCAGGCTGCTTCATCTTCCATTGCTGTACACTCAAGCGGCAGCCGCAATGGGCGATAATCATCAACGATGCGAGTATGTTGATACTGCTCATAAACATAGATTCATCCCTCCGTTTTTTTCTTGACCCACGACAGCACGTAATCGCGCAGCAGCGGCATCAGCCACGGCCAGCCGCCGCCGATGGCGACAGGCAACAGCGGGCGCAACAGTTCCGCGCCGCCGTCCGACAGGCCGATGTGTTTCGCCGTCCAGCCCATCAGCAGGGGTGCGACCGCCCCCGCCAACAGCATGGACAGCATGATGGAAAAAAAGCCCGCACGGCGTGTGGATGCAGGACGCAAACCCTGCACCACCGCACCCGTCAGGCCGCCCAATATCAGCGCGTCCAGCGGCAGGCCGAACAACGTACCGGCGATGCCGATAACGCCGATATTGACCAGATAGCCGCCGGCGGCGGCAGATGTCTCAAGTGGCATGGTTTCCTCCGTAAAAAAGGCCGTCTGAAACGGCCTGTCATGCGATTTTGAAATCACGGTTTAATTGTTTAAGCAGCTTGGCAAGGTCTTTTTTGTGGATAAAGTCCCCGCCCGTAGTATTGATGACGATGGTATCGCCCCCGCCGCCCTGCCCCGCCATATCACGGATGGTCTGCGCGTGTTCCGCAGGTAATACCATCTCGTTTTCGTGCAGTTGGGTAAGCGGGTTGATGCCTGCCGGAATATCCCAGCCGCCCGCAGCCGACGGAATGCGCGTCGTGGTGGTGGTCGAACCCCCGCCGCCTCCACCGCCCATCAACCCCATTACAGCCGCCATCATGGCCGCCATTGCTGCAACGGCAAGAATAGGACCGACATACGGGATTGATGCTTGAGAAGCTGCTGCACCTGATGCCGCTTGAACAGCGTTACTACTGACGACTGCCGTTGTTTCCGTCGCTTTGGTTGCCGCCGTTTTAGCTGCTGCCGCAGTCTCTAAAGCCTCCTTAGTTCCGAAAATCATCTTGTAAATCGCTGATTCCTGAACCATACGCTGCATCATGCCTGCCAGCGGCTTTGTAACCATTTCTTGAATAAAGGTTTGCCCCATACTCTTGAAAAAGTTATTCATGGCCGTGCGGAAATTCTGCGTTCTGGACAACATCGCCGAGAAAGCCTGCCCCATCTGCTGCTGTGCCTCTTCCCAAACGTTCTTGCCGCCGTCTTGCAGCATCTCCACCAACGAAGGCGCATCCTTGCGGCGTTGCTGTTCGCGTTTGCCTTGGTTCTTCTCCTGATTCAGGCTGTGCCCCCGATCCAGTTCCCCGACCTGCTGCTTCAGCTTTTCAACGGCCGCCGCACTGTAAGTCGGGTCTTGTTCGGCCAGCGCGATACGCTCCTGCAATGCGTCGTAGGCGATTTGGTATCGGCGGTTTTCAAACTCGATTTCCAAATCAAGGCGTTCGAGTTGCGAGATGCGCCCGGCTGAAAGGGCTTGGTCGGCGGCTTCGGCCTCCAAATCCAAACGGTATTTGTCCGCCTTTTCCCATTCCTCCACCTGCCGCAGCTTGGCTTCCGTAGACTGCTTGGCCAGCGAGTGTTCCAGCGAAACGATTTTTTCACGGATTTTCACGCCGTCCTTGCCGCCCGCATCCACCAGCGACAGCTTTTCCTTCCAATAGGCGCGTTCGCGGTTTAAATCCCAATCGTCATGTGTTTTGCCCTCGACGCGCATTTCCTCGTGGGCGAGTTTTTGCGCCTTGATTTCGGCTTCCCACTGCTGCATTTGGTCATTCTTGCCGCCTGCTCCGCCCGAACCTCCGCCGCCCCTTCTCCTGCCGCCCCCGCCACCTCCGCCAGAAGGTACGGAACGGCGCGAAGAACCGCCTCCGCCTCCCGCCGATTTGCCGGGCTGCCTTTTGCCGGCGAAATATTTCTGCCAACCTCCTTGCTGCTGACGTGCTACCTCTTCCTCATAGATTTCGTCAAAACTACGTCCTACTTTCGGCGTATTTTGCACTGGCCCTTTCCCGACGAGATTAACCTCACCGACCGTCCCGATGCCTATACCCGGCACTTTGTTGGCCAGCTCGATAACACGGTTGATGCCGGCAATCGCCGAATTGACCAGCCGCTCGATACTTCCAATCGCAAAGTTGGCTGCCGCGACTGCACCGTTCTGAATCGCCGCCCACAAATCGCCGAAGGATTCGATAGCCCAAACAACCGCAGCCCTAATAATTGCGCCGAAAGCATCAAAAACCTTGCCGATTTTCTCCAGCAATCCCGTAAAGCCTTCGCCCGTATCGCTGAAAAATCCGCCGAAGGCCGCCGTTTGTCCGTCTGCCGAATCACTGCCCGCACCGGTAATATCGTTATAGACGGCCTCAATCAAGCCGCCCAATCCTTCATAGCCCGTGCGGATTAAGTCGAAAACATCGGACGCAATGCTGCCTAACACATCCATGGCTTCGCCGAGGTTGCCCGTTGCGGCCAACAGGCCGACCACCAAGGCCGTAGCGGCAACAAGCGGATTAGCCGCCATCAGTGTCCACAAACCCTGAACCGCACCGGACAACCCGCCGACGGCAATCGTCAGGCCGCCGAAAGACTGCACCAGCATGGCGATTCCGACCAATACCGCCGCGCCGACCAACTCTTTCAAGTGATTGGCGACAAAGGCAATCACAGCGGCCACGCGGGACATAATGCCCGTCCCGTTCATCATATCGCCGACCAGGCTTTGCCAGTTATTGCGGAAAATCTGCAAGGCGTTGCCCATCGTCATCGGCATTTTCGCCGCCTGCTCCGCGAACTTTTCCGCCGAACCGGAAATGGCTTGGAAAATCACATCCGCCGTCAGCTTGCCTTCACTGCCCAGCTTTTTGATTTCAGTGCGGGATTTGCCCATGTATTCCGCGATGGTATCCAACAGGATAGGCGCGGCTTCGGCAATGGATTTAAATTCGTCGCCCTGCAATACCCCGCTGCCCAAGGCCTGCGAAAGCTGCAACAAGGCCGCAGACTGCTGCTCCGCCGCCACGCCGCCGATAGTCATGGCGTTATTCGTGGCTTCGGTAAATTTCAGTACCTCTTCCTGCGAATAGCCGTAGTCCTTCAACGCACGGCTGCTCTTCACATACAATTCGGTCGTAGCCGACAAATCCGCCCGCGTCTGATTGGCCACCTGCAACAAACGGCCTTTTACCGCCGCAAATTCCGCCTCTCCCGCCGTCGTCTGCCGTACTTGGTTGTCCAGTACCTGCATCTTATCGGCGGTTTCGGCCATTCCTTTTGCAAACGACACCAACGCGAAACCGGCAAACAAGCCTTTCAGACGGCCTATCACACCGGCAAAGCCGCCGGCTGCTGATTCAGCCTTCTTCAAGTCCTCGTTCAACTGCTTGACCTTGCGCTGATAAACCTCCACGTCGATTGCGCCGACTTCAAGCAGCTTGTTTGCCAAAGCCAGTTCGGACTTAAACTTCTCCATCGGCGTGCGTGTTTCTAAATACATGCGCTTGGCCGATTCCGTGATTTTGCGGAATACCGCTTCTTGCGCCGCGCCGACATCTTTCAGGCTGTCCGGATTGAAATGCAGCCCCTCTTGAAAGGCTTTCCGCACATCGGCCATCTGCGCCTGAATCCGCGCCTTCACGTTCGCGATGGCATCTTCAATCTGCTTGGCCGCCGCCGCAGCCGCATCGGCCGCGCCGTCAAAGCCCGCCGCCGTTTCGTTTTGCGCCGTAATCTTGATTTTGGCTTCTAAATCGCTCATCTCGCCACCTGTAAAAAAGCCGCCCGATACCGGACGGCGTTACCCTTCATGCTTTCATCTTCAGACGGCCTATGCTTCCAACAATTCCGCCCCGGCAAAAATACTGTCCGCATTGCCTTCTTCCACCGCCTTGCGGTACAGCCATTCTTTGCATGATTCGCCTTCGGCAGGCAGGCCGCCTATCGTCAAAGAGTGCGAACAAAGCGGATTGCGCCCCGATTCATACGCTTTCTTCGATACATAACCGTTCAGCGTCGCCGTCGCGCTGCCGTACTTGTAGTCGATGCCCGCATATTCGATAACGTGGTAGGACGCTACTGCGCCGGTGCTTTCGTCTTCGATTTCGTGCTTGATTGCGATTACCTGTTTTGCCATGATTTTTCCTTTCAAAAGGCATTAAAAAAACCCGCAAATGCGGGCAGAAAAAAGCCGTCTTTTCAGACGGCCTTAAATATTAGGTTTGCTGTCAGGCAGACTTAACAGGCTAGAGAAAAACCAATAAGCCTTCCTGTATTGGAAATAACCAACGGTTTTTAGGGAACAGCTCAAAGGTTCTACCACTCCAAGTTACCTTTTCATAAGTATTCCGGTTCACCAACTGTCGGCAGATGCATTTCGGGGTAACTTTGTAACAGGCAAGCAATGCCCGAGCTACCTCAATTTGATATCCGGCTTGCCTCAAGGAGAAACGGCGCATGGATATATCGAGTACCACGCCGAGAGGTTTCTCAAGAGAGGTTGGGGGTATGAACGGTCTCGACGGTGCAGCGGGATACTCCACCGCCCGTTCATCCAATATAGGGTGGAGTTGCTCCTTCTCCCCTTCTGGCACAGGGAAGAAACCTTGCGGCCTCAACATGGGCTGAGTGGAAGTAAAGGCTAGATAACCGTCATCGGTATAAATATCAAGTGCTCCTTTCTTAGTTGGAGGCCGACTGCTGAAGCGGTAGATTTTGACGCTGGCTTGTTGCGGTGGACGCAGGCCGAGCATCTGTTCATGAGTCGTTTGGTAGCTACCCATCACGCCGATGAGCATTGTTTCCGCGCGGGGGTCGATACTGTGCACCGCTACCATGTGCGTGGATTCGCCCAGCACCAGTATTTCATCTCGCCCGCAACGGATTTCCCAGCCCGCCGCCTTGTAACGCGCGTCCACCTGCGTAGTGTAGGTTTCGATTTCAGTCAGGGAGAAGCCGTGTATCTTAGAATCGATAGACACCACATTTTGTTCGTTATAGGTTATGAAACCGAAATCCATAATTACCACACTCCATAAATTAAAAGAAGAGGGGTACTAATGTGCTGATAACGCAGTAGCCCGCTTACCTCGTCTAAGTTGAATACTGGCATCCTCGGCCAATTGATGTTAAGCGGTCGCCAGACGGGGATTGCCAGCGGACGTTCCCCTGGGCGCAGCGGAATTTGGAAAGTTCCATCACCGCGTATCGTCGTTTCCCCGATAATTTTGAACAGACGGCTGTTGTTGTCGAAAACCAGCCTTCCCCCTTCGTCGTATACCTCCAAACCGTAATCAGCCATTGCTTACATCCTCCATTCAGGTTAATATCAAACCGCCCCTGCTTCATCCTTTCTTAACAGGGGTATGAGGCCGCCTTCACACCGAACAACAGGCGGCCTCGCCTTTTAGCTCAACTTACCCAACTTCACGCGCAGCACGCCGTTTTCGTCGTACACCTCGATGCCGTCGTTCGTCATCTTCATCCCGACCTTCCCCGAAGCGGCGGACATCGACACACGGCCGTTATTGTCCACGGTAAACCGCCCGCCGCCGAGATTCAGGCTGCCGCCGCTGATATTCCCCATATCGGCGGAAATGGCGGACAACTTATCGACACCCAATTCCCGCGCCGTTACACTGCCCGCCCTGATTCGGTTTGCATTCAGCGTATTGGCCGCGATTTTGTCGCCGTGTATCGTTCCGGCGTTCAGATTATCGATAATCGCCTTACCGTTGACCACCAACTCGCCATTCACGCCGACACGGTTTTTCTGCGTATCCACCGTAAACGGGAAAATATCGGCTTTGCCAACTGCTCCGACGCCGAAACGGTCTGCGTTTACAATAAACTTACTTTCAGGCGTTCCGTTTTTCGGCGTGGTTGCCAAGCCGTAGCCCGCCACCCTGCCGTTTACGTCCACCTTGACCGTGTACTGCGCTTCCAGCCCGTTAATGCTTCGGGCGTGGGTTTGGATGGACGCGGTATTGCCGTTTACCGACGTTTGCAGGGTCGTTATCCTTTCCGTTACCGCCCTGATGTCGCCTTCAGCCTTGGTAACCGCCCGTTCAACGGTTTGAGTTACTGCCGTCAATGCGGCTTCGCGCCGTGCCGCCTCATCTTCCGGCGCGGGCGACCAATCCGTGCCGACCGTGCCGCGTTCCAACTTGATGCGGTCAATGCGGCTGACTGTTGTCGATTCCCTCCTGTAAAAAGCCAGCACAAGGTTTTTCGATGATGCGTTCGGCTGCTCACGGCCGCCGGTTATCGGCGCATTCCAGTCAAACGTTACCCTGTAAACGCCGTCTTTAACCTTAGCCAACCGCGCCAGTTCGCGATTGCCGAAAGTGTTGTAAACGCCTACCGTCCGGTCGGCGGCGACCTCACCCCAAACCGTCAGCGTTACTGCTT